TCAAATGTGTTTACTGATGCAGACCACACAAAGTTAAACGGCATTGAATCTGGGGCTACTGCTAATCAGACTGATGAAGAGATACAGGATATTGTAGGTGCTATGGTAACTGGTAATACTGAATCTGGTATTACTGTTACGTATCAAGATAGTGATGGTACTATAGACTTTAGTGTTGCTTCACAAACAGACAACAACTTCACTAACGCAGACCATAGTAAGTTAGATGGGATTGAAGCAGGTGCAGACGTTACTGATGCAACCAATGTAACAGCCGCAGGTGCGCTGATGGACAGCGAAGTAACTAACCTTGCACAAGTCAAGGCGTTCTCTTCTTCTGACTACGCTACAGCCGCACAGGGTACTAAAGCAGACACCGCACATGGATGGGGTAACCATGCTTCCGCAGGGTATCTAACAAGCCACCAAGATATTAGCGGTAAGCTAAACACCTCTGGCGGTACGCTCACAGGCGACCTTACTTGTAATGAATCCCTTAAAGTTTTAGGTGGTGCAGGTGCAACTATTGGTGGTTCTACTTTTAATAACGGATGGTTACAAGTAGGTACATCTAGCGCAGGGATAGCCTTTGACAACAACGAAATGTATGTCGCAGGTCAGTTCTTTATAGGTGCGTTATCAGGAGGAAGCATACAGTTTTCTTCACAACCTAAGTTTGCGGCAGGTATTAACTTTGGTGATTCTTCTCCAACTTTAGATGAGAACGGAGTAGTCTTACGCTTACAGACTACAAGTGGTTATTTAGACTTAGGGGCGGCTAATTCAACATACTGCCATCTGCAAACTGACAGAGGTAAGTTTTACTTTAATAAGCCTTTAACAGTCGATGGCGGTGTTGTTTCTTCTTATGATGAAAACTTAAAGCTACAAAGAAATAACAGCACTGACGACCAGATTGAAATTCAAGATGGTGACATTGTTTGTACAACTGACTTGTTTGACGTTAGAAGTAGCATAAGTTTAAAACAAGACAACTCTACTGCCACACGTTATGTTCATCTTCCTCGCGGTGGTGGTATTACTTTTTATGGTGACAGCAGTGCTCATCATGGTATGTTTTCAAGAAGCCCTGCTAACAGTGCTACCGATGATATTCTAATCTCTAGCTATGGTGGTATCCACCTTGATTTAGATAGTAATAACAACAACACCAGTGCCGCCAGTTTTACTATTGGCAGACATAATGGTGCAGGTAGTCAGGTAATGGTTGATGGCGAAAAGATGAACCTGACAATGTTTGGTGTTTCTACATCAGATGATGCAGGGGCTAACATTATCTGTCGTGGTTCTAATGCCGCAACGTCTGGCTATCAACCACAGAACTGGCACTTAGTATTCCAGAATGCAGGTGGTACAGCTAAAGGGCGTATCACAAGTAGTTCTTACTCTACACAGTTTACTACAACATCTGACTACAGACTAAAAGAAGATGTTAAAGAAATAGCTGATGCTACTGATAAACTAAAACTTCTCAAGCCCTGTAACTTTAAGTGGACAGAAGGTGAGGAAAGAAGTGATGGTTTTATAGCACATGAATTACAGGAAGTCATCCCAGAAGCCGTAACAGGTGTTAAGGATGAAATGATGGAGGAAGACTACGAAGTCTCCAAAGAAGAAGTAGACGAAGAAGGAAACGTAATTAAAGAAGCTGTATGGGGTAAAAGAGATGTCCCATGTTATCAAGGGATTGACCAAGCTAAAGTAGTACCCATACTTGTTAAAGCTGTACAAGATTTACTTGCAACTGTTGAGGCACAAGAGGCACGTATTGTTGCTTTGGAGAATAAATAATGCTTGCTGAACTAGCTATTGCTAACTCTGCTTTTGCTGTAATTAAGCAGACCATAGCTAACGGACAGGACTTAACTAGAGTTGCAAAACAAGCAACATCCTATTTTGATTCTAAAAGTGAGATAGCTAAGAAAGCTAAGAAGAATGGAAGCAAGTCTGACATGGAAGCATTCATGGCTCTGGAGGCTCTTAAAAAGCAAGAAGAGGAACTCAGGGAGTTGATGATATATGCAGGTAGGGCTAATCTGTATGACGACTGGTTACAGTTTCAAGCGGATTGTAAACGTAAACGTAGACAAGAAGAAGTAAAACGTCAACAGCAAGCGGCAAAAACCAGAGACTTAGTAACAAAAATAATCACAGGTGTAGTTGTAGTATTAGTGGCTGTACCATCTATTGTAGGTTTAACCTATACCATTGTAGACTTATTAAGATAGGAGGCTCTAGTGTCACAACTAGACGGAGTAGCAGAAGAAACTAAACAGGCTGTAGATGTGCTTGCCGCAAGTACAGGAGTATTATCCCTTGTCGCGTGGTTGCCACCTATAGCATCATTACTGACTATTATATGGCTTGGACTGCGTATATACGAAAGCCATACTGTCCAGAAACTATTAGGCAAATAACTATGTTAAACTTAACTTCATTAATCGCCCCTGTGTCGGGTCTACTAGATAAATTTATAGAGGACAAAGATAAGAAGAATGCTTTGGCGCATGAAATTGCAACTATGGCACAGAAACACGCGCAAGAAAATGCGAAGGCACAGATTGAAGTTAATAAGGAAGAAGCGAAACATAACAATTTATTTGTATCGGGTTGGAGACCTGCTTGTGGTTGGGTCGCGGTTATTGGCATGGCAAGTAACTTTATGGTTATCCCATTGGCGAACTTTATACTTGCTGTACTTGAATCTACCATTGTAGTACCAGTGCTAAACACTTCTGAAATGATGCCCTTACTTATTGGTATGCTAGGCTTAGGTACAATGAGAACGGCTGAAAAATACAAAGGCGTACAGAGAGATAAATAATGACTGTTAAGGTTAATACAACAGGCAGTACCAGAGGAATGCTTACTTCCATGACGGAAGAAGAACTACGTGGTCAACAAGTAGAAGCTACTGAGCCTGTAGATTATCAGTCAATGGATTGGGGTCTTCAAGACACAGAGTATGAGTACCCAGATAGACCTGACTCCCTGCCATTTACAGCAGGTCAGCCTCATGCTATGACTTCATACTACAGACCACCAGATTGGGCTTACAATGGGCATTGGCGTGAAACTGGTATGGCTACCGATGCACAGCTTGAACAGTTTAACAAAGAGTATGACATCCTTACTAACTCTGGTTTACTTAGCCAGTCTGAGTTAGGACAGCTAGAAACATTACGTGAAGGTATGTTGACAGGGAGCATGAGTCCTTGGGATGTAGAAGTACCGCTTAAGTATTTAAGAAGTGACCTGTTTAGAAGAGGCGAAGGACAAGAGGCTTCTGCGAATGCAGGGGTTGAGTACACTAATCCTACTACCCTTCTTGGTGCTAAGGAATACGCAGACCAAGTATACTTAGGTACTCTGTATACTGAAAGAAAGAAGTATGATAAAGATACTACAGAGTATAAAGAACTTACTAGCTTAATTGAAGAAGGTGTCCCTGACTTCCAGACACAAGAAGAGTTCCAACGCTATAACAACGCAGGTGAGGATGACTTCTTTAGGATAGCGGCTGATGCACAAGCGGCAACCATGCAGGATTTTCTTAACAGGAATGACATACAAAAAGAAGCACCTGAAAGAGGACAACCAGTTCCTTACAATAATGAGATTGTTGTACCTCACTTAAACACAGGTACAGCCCTGAATGCCGCGATAGCAAACAGAGATAACTTTGCAATGGGGCAGATAGGTGATTATAACATTATAGGTTACTCTGACCCTAAAGAACAAAGCACGTTTGGTAAGCTAGTGAATGTAGCATTATCAGTAGTCTCTGTTATGAATCCTGCTTTAGCCCCTATGCTTTCAGGAGCACAGGCTTTACTAGCAGGTGGTGATTTAGAGGATGCTTTGAAGGCAGGGGTTAAGTCTTGGGCAGGTCAGAACCTTACAAAAGATTTAGTTAACAATACTTTAAAAGATGTAGGTATTACACCAGAATCATTAAACATAAGTGAAGAAGTATTTAATGACTATGTAGCAGGGACAGTTACCGATGTAGCTATAGGTGGTGAGAGCCTAGAAGAATCCTTACAGGATGCTCTGTTATCTGATGCAGGTGATATAGCGGAGGGTGCTGTAGATTGGGCAAAAGAGAACTTACCAAGCATAGACTTTAATCTACCAGAGTTTGAAACACCAGAAGGAATTAAAGCAATAGGTGATGCTATAGTCGATGCAGGAAGTACAATAGGCAGACCTATAGAGCAAGCCATAAGGGACACAGGAGAAGCCTTAGAGCCTGTTGTAGAGACTATAGTAGATGCAGGTAGCGCAGTAGGTAGACCCATAGAAGATGCCGTTAGAGGGGCAGGAGAAGCCTTAGAGCCTGTTGTAGATGTAGTGAAAGACTTAGCTGAGTTAGTAGATATAAACCTACCTACTCCTCAGTTAGCAGGAGGAGGCGGCTTTCTAGTAGGAGGTGTACCTCAACAACAAGACAGTACACAGGTTGAGGACTTGTTTGCTGATGACTTATTTAAATTTAAAACAGAGATTGGTATTTCCCCAGAGTACAAAGAATTATCGGGTGCAGATGCCTTTGCCTCAACAGTAGGATAACCAAGGATACACAATGACTTACTTACAACTTGTAAATAGCGTACTACGCAGACTAAGGGAAAATGAAGTAGACACTGTTGACCAGAACTCTTACTCTAAACTTGTAGGTGAGTTTGTCAATGATGCTAAACGTCTTGTAGAAGATGCATGGGATTGGTCAACATTAAGAGATACATTATCAGTAGATACAACAGCAGGTACATTTAGCTATGCACTGTCAGGTACTAACTATCAAGCAAAGACTCTGGATGTTATTAATGACACCTCTGATGTATTTATGAAACAAGCTACTTCTTCTTGGATGAACAAGGCTTATTTGATTGAGACACCCCCAAGCAGTTCTCCTTTCTACTATGCTTGGAACGGAGCGAATGCTAATGGTGAATTGATTGTAGACCTTTACCCTAATCCTGATAAAGTATACAGTATAAGATTTAACTTAGTACAGAGAACTGATGACTTTACTAGTGATAGCACTACACTTAAAGTACCTTCTTCTCCTGTTGTGCAGTACGCAACAGCATTAGCCGCTAGAGAGCGTGGAGAGACAGGTGGTACTAGTGCGGCTGAATTGTTTGCTATAGCAGACTCTACACTGGCTGATGCTATTGCTTTAGATGCCGCCAGATTCCCTTCTGAAACTATTTGGAACGCTTGCTAATGGCTCAACAATTACAGAACATTACAATACAAGCCGCAGGTTTCGCAGGACTGAATACTCAGGACTCGCCTATCGGACTTGATGCTTCCTTTGCGGCTACGGCTAACAACTGTGTCATTGACCAGTTAGGGCGTATAGGTGCTAGGAAGGGCTACACTAACGTATCTTCCAATGGTGGGGCTGTGTTAGGCAGTAGTCGTGGTATTGAGATGGTGTATGAGTATTGCGACTCTACTGGTGACAAGCGTGTACTGTCGGCAGGGAACAACAAGATATTCTCTGGTACTAGTACACTGACTGACATAACGCCTGTAGGTTATACACCAACAGCTAATAACTGGAAAGTAGTTACATTAAATAACCATGCTTATCTTTTCCAAAGAGGGCATGAGAACTTAGTATACACAGATGAGACTGGTTCTCCTGTACTAACAAAGCACTCAGCACATCCGTCTGCTACTGGTACACCACCACAGGCTAATGAAGTCCTAGCGGCATACGGCAGACTATGGGCGGCTGACGTTGCAAATAACAAGCATACTGTGTACTGGTCAGATACTTTAAATGGTCATGCATGGACAGGCGGTACTTCTGGTTCATTAGACGTAACCACTGTGTTCCCTACAGGCTTTGATGAGATAACGGCTCTAGCGGCTCACAATGGCTTTCTAATCATCTTTTGTAAGAAGTCTATACTGGTGTACTCAGGTGCTTCTAGTCCTGCTTCTATGACCCTTGTAGACACTGTAGAGGGCGTTGGTTGTATAGCGCGTGACTCAGTACAACACACTGGTACAGACATACTATTCTTATCAGAGAATGGTGTACGCTCATTCGGCAGGACTATACAAGAAAAGTCTATGCCTATGCGTGACATTAGTAAGAATGTACGTAACGACTTGATGGAGTTGGTTAGCGTTCAAACTAATCCTATCAAGGCTTTGTACAGCCCAGAGGAAGCGTTTTACATTATAACGCTACCCGACAGTAACACAACGTACTGCTTTGATATGCGTACCTCTTTACCCGATGGTTCGCAGAGAGCAACAACGTGGTCAGACATTACGCCTCTGTCTTTGACCCGACTAGATAATGGTACTATTTACTTTGGTAAAAGTGATGGTATTAAAAACTATACTGGCTACCAAGATGGTACTGCTTCTTACATTATGAGTTACTTTAGTAACCCTATGGACTTTGGCAATCCATCTAACTTGAAGTTCTTAAAGAAGTTTAACTTGACAGTCATAGGTAGCGTATCAGCAACGACTGTTTTAAATTGGGGTTATGATTATTCAACCTCATACCAGAAACAAACATTCTCTTCTGGTTTAACTAATACTACTGAGGCTGAGTATAACGTAAGTGAGTACAACACAACGGCTGAATACTCTACTGGTACAGAGATACAGTTACCAGAAGTATCAGGTACAGGTAGTGGTTCAGTAGTAACTGTAGGTGTTGAATCGACTATAAGTGGTTCACCTTATTCAATTCAAAAACTTGATATACACGCTCTATTAGGGAGATTATTATAATGTCTGATTACACTAAGACAACTAACTTTGCGGCAAAGGACTCACTCCCTTCTGGCAATGCGGCTAAAATTGTTAAGGGAACTGAGATTGATACAGAGTTCAACAACATTGCAACTGCTATAGCAACTAAGAAAGATAGCAGTCAGACAATTACTTTGACAGGAGATGCTACTGGTTCTGGTACTACAAGCATTGCTGTGACTGTAGCTGATGATTCACACAACCATGTGATTGCTAATGTAGATGGACTACAAACGGCTCTGGATGCTAAACAAGCGGCTACCTCGGCACTGACCACTAGCACTAGCTTTGGTGGTGACGTAACTGGTACGTACAATGCCATCGTGATAGCAGACGATAGCCACAACCATACAATAGCAAACGTGGATGGACTACAGACTGCGCTTGATGCTAAACTAGCTTCTTCTTCATACACTGCGGCTGACGTACTGACTAAGCTACTGACAGTAGATGGCACTGGTACAGGTCTGGATGCAGATAAAGTTGATGGTAAGCATATATCTACTGCATCGTCTGGTACTGATTCTAACACTATTTATTTTAGGACTACAGCATAATGCCAATATTTGTAGGTACATCTGATATAGATGATATTACTATAGGTAGTACTCAACAGCAGTCAGTATATGTAGGTTCTGACCGAGTATGGATACGCCCTATTCTATATGATTTAACTGTAGGT